AAGGGAAGAACTCCCAAAGTGGGTCTTTTCGTACTTCATAATCTGGATAACCAGCTATCCAAATACTGTTTGGGTACTTAGCTATAATTTGTTGATAATCAATATTATTAAGCGTAAAAGGTTTGTAGCTGTAATAAATAGGCTTATATCCAGCGTTTGCAATTTTATCCATAAACGCAATAACTGCATTAGTGTTAGCTTGTTTGTCAGCACTTGCAGAGTCTTCGTAGTCAATGACTAGGTAAGAAACTTTTTTACTTGGTAAATTGGACAAAAATAAATCTGCTTCTCGTTGTGCTAAGTTGATATCTCCTCCAAATCGTCCGAAGTGATAATAACCAACAGGGTCACTAGTATTAGCTTGTTGCTGATGCCTGTCAGACAGCCAAGCGAGCGACTCAGATACTTTGATAATCGTTTTAGTAGTGCCAGTTTGCTGACAAGTAGCAGTTAAGTCTGCTTGTTGATAAGCTGATACATCAATAAAATAATCGCCTTTATTTAGTCCTATATTACCTGTAACAGTAACTGCATTTTTAAAAACTTTTGGTCTAAACGCAGTAGGATAAGTTGCTGAATATGGTAGCTTTACTAAATTATATGCTCCATTTTGTCCACCTTGATTTTGACCAAAAAACCATCCGTACCCACCACCAGCATCACTATCAAATATAGCAACATGACTATAAGGTACAACATCTACAACTACCATAAAAATTGCGACATCTCCCGCTTGCATAGTCTCTACTTCGTCAAAGTAGTTTAAAATACCATTTTCGTGACGTTGCTCCCATATATCCCTCGCGTATCCTGTATTTGTACAGTTTGCGTATGGCAGTCCTAGATACTTACAGTAATCTGCGTAGCCATCCCAACATTGCGCACCAAACGATCCATCAATATCATAAGCGTTGCCATTTGAACGACTTTTATATTCTTGGTATGTAGCCATTTATCCCTCCTTTTCAAAAATCAAATAAAACGGATAAATAAAAAAAGCAATCACTGACAACGGAATATATAATATTGCTATTACTAGTACTAATGCTATTTTCGTGATTGCTTTCATTTTATCCTCCTATTATTTTGGCTCTGTGTAGGATAGCGCACGGCTGCTATCTGATACTCCTTGTGTAGTAGGGTCTGTAACAATACCTGCAATAACAAGTACTGAAAACACACTATTAACAACTACTAACAATTTATTACCTAAATCACTAAGTTCAAGTGTATAACCAAAAACATTTGCAACTGCTTGTACAACTAAAAATATTGCTGGAATAATTGCTGACCAAAATGCTTTGTTTTTAATTCTTACTTTCCAATTAATCATGTTATTTCTCCTCTTTTTCTAGACGACCAATGCGGTCACTCATATAAGACATCTCCTTTTGGACAACACCAATGGTCTGAGAAATGTCCTGTAACTGTTCTGTATTTTTATCTAAGTGACCTTTGAGCCACTCTTCACGTTTGTTAGATTCTGATTTTGATTGGTCATGGAAATCCATTAGCTTTTTCTCACGCTTATCAGACGTTCGCACCAGATAACCAACCACAATCATAAAAAGCAAGATAAAGAGAATAGCCCACACAAATTGTGATTGAGCGATTCTTTCTGCTTGTTCTACTGTCATCCGACTACCTCACTAACTTGCTAAAATTTCAGCAAGTAATTCTTCATCGCACATAATTGCAAGTTGCTCTTTTGTTTTGTTATTAATAAACTCTGAAAATCCCTTTTTAACAAAACTTGACCAAGCCATACGTCCATAATATAAGTCAATCGCAAATAATTTAATCATCATATCTATCCCTTCTTCCTGTAAAAAAATTCTAACCAATAGCAATAAGATCTTCATCTTTTAAAACCTCTTTTGCGTAAAGCGTACTTATCAGATTGATAAGTGTTTGTGTGCCTGTTGATGTTGATGTACTTAGTTCAGTCATTTTTTCAGACTGAGCTTTATCTTTATACTTTTCGTCGTAAAATATCTGCTCACACTTTTCAAGCGTTTCTGCAAAAGATTTATTTTCAGACTCAGGTGGTAAATCAAAAGTTAAGTTACCTTTCACGTGTGGTAAATCAACTGACACAATTGCAGTCACTCCCATAATACTTTTATCCTCAAGAACTTGTGGGAATTTTGTGTTAATTGTAAACATATCGTCTCCTTTGTTATATTGACTGTTATATTGACCAGTGCACGACACCTCTGTAAGTATTTGAGTAAGCGCCAGGATTTATACACTCAATCAATCCCGATGCATTGATTTGTAAGTGGATTGATTTGTCTGGAGCAAGTGTCCATCCAGTTATCGCAAACATCAACTCTTGAGGTATTAAACCAGATGGCATATTACCAACAGACCATCTCTGTAATCCATTAGAAGCAAAATTATACATCAAGTCTATGTCATCACCTTTCCGCTTATATTTAAAACCGTTGCCAATTGTTATCCAGCCAGTCGTTTGTAAGCTATCTTTTTTAACATACTCACTCCAACCGCTCCAAACACCGTTTTCCAGCAACCGCGTAAATATAGTTTTATTTGTGCGGTCGTAAAATTGTTGATAAGCATAGTTTGCTGTCTCATGTCTTACAACTGTTACGTACCCAGGACCTGCCCCAGCCGGTCTATTAGCACCTCTAAATACACAATAAAAACCTGTGTCTTGCAAGCTATTTAGGTCGGTGTCGTCATGTCTAAAAGAGCCACCATTATTTAAAGCAAGTGGTTTTTGCTGTATCGCCTTATCGCCACAATAAATAGTACCGTCAACATAAACATCGCCTTTGGCATCAATAATGCCATGTTCCCAAATTTTCCCAAATGCAACACCAGAAGGTGCTTTAGTTACAAGTACAAACTCACTTGCAACTGGTTGTATTATTGGTGTTGCTGACATTAGGTTATCACTCACCGAAATCTTAACAAGCCATGATTTTGACTTGTCATAAGTGCCGCCAAGATTTAAAGGGGCGCCTGACATTTGGGAAATTGTTGACCAGGTATTTGTAGCTGCGCCACTATCAACTGCATAGATACCAGTATTGTATGGTGCAACAGATACCGACATTTTGAGTTGGTTTTTTTGTATTCCACCAACTATAATTGGTGCAATCTTAACAAATGGCAAGACTTGTAAAATGTCAGGATTTTGCTGAGACCTGACTACTTTTGCACTTGTAACAATTGGTAAAAAATAATCAATGACATTAATTTTTGTGTCAACTGGTTCTGATGTTAGACCTCTGCTATCAGTTACCGTTGCTCTGATTGTTGCTGAACCAAAAAAGTCCAATTTATCAAATACGCTACCATTACCGATAATTGAGTTACTTTTCCCGACAATTTCAGCATTATAACTTGTTATTGTTGAACCGTTGTTTCCAATAGCTGAGCCAAAATCAACTTTAACTTTACTTATAATCCTAACAAAATTGTTTCCACTAACAATGCTACTAGTTAAAGTATTTGTATCAGATAGAGTGATACTTGACAATTTTGGCTTATAAGTAGCTGTATTAGGTATTGTTATTGATAAAGTATATTTTGTCTCACCAATCTTTGCTGATCCATCCATCGTCTCAACAATCAGATTACCTGTACCAGTTAATTCATTAGGCAGTAAATTAGCAAACGTTGGCGGTATAGTCCACAAATAGCTAGTACCAACGCCAGTTGCGATAGTACCTGTACTACCCTTAAAATCATATTTCAAATTGTGAGTAAATGACGTTGAATATCTATTGATTGTGATAGTTACTGCATTACCTAGCACACCACTAATAGCACTTGATACACTAAGTCTATTAATTTTAGGTAGCGAGATAGACTGATTTGCAGTCGCTTCACCATAATTGCTAAAGTTTATTGGATAATATGCTGAAATATTGAATAGTGGTTTATTTCCATCTGAATTATGATTAACAATGTAATCTTTAGCAAATAATAGTTTTCTCTGTCCGTAATTTATCGATGGATTAACATTGATGGTCTCAGCTCTACCATCAACTGTTATTTTTAAAGGTCTAGTTTCACCTATTGAAATATAGCCATAACTAGACATTTTTAAAAAAACTTGTACATTGACTGTGCTTGTATTACTTGCGATATTTGGCTTATTCCAAGCAGACAATATTTCAAGTGTCAGGTTATTCCCCCACGACCTACTATATGTAGCAGTTCCCATGTCTCACCTCCTAACTATTTCTAATTGCTCTGATAACATTAAATAATGGATTTCTGTCATAGACTTCTTCAACAAAATTTCCAATTTGTATACGCTCTGTAAACAGTCCATTTTTTATTGTTAAGGTATCACCTGTCAATGTCATCTGAGCAACACCATTTGTCACAAATGAAATGCTGTCATTTGATAGAAATAACTTTGCTTTTCCGCCTTTGTCACCGATAGCAACGCCCTCTTCACCAATCAACGTTTCATTGTTGATAAAGCTAAATCTTGCACTTGCCTCACCTAATAGTTGTTTAAACTCAGTTGTACGATCAAACAATTGAGCGATGTCGTTTGCAACTTTTTGCTTTTCGTCTATCGTATTTAAGTCATACCAAAGCTTCCACTTAGTTTCAACTTCACTGAGTGTATTCTGCATAGCCTCAGCAATTGCATTTTCTCTTGCTATAGCAGTTCTTTCTTCAAGAGCTAGAATTTGTGCTTGGGTTAATTCTTGATCAGCTTTTGTGTCGAGATTGTTTATTCTATCAACTTCGGACTCTTGCCAATCTCCAGATTTATTACCTTTGACAAGCATATATCCACCAGTCATAAACCAACCTGCATCACTGGCAAGCATGGCAAAGCGTGGTTTTATTTTACCGTCTCTGAGCGGTACAAATGTAACTTTAAACATCTGGATATCTGTAGTGACATTTTCAATTATCGTCTCACGAGGTGTGTTACTTGTGATATGGTTTGCAAACAAGTCATACAAATAGAAGTACAATCTTCCAGCATTTTCTCTTGCTATAGCAGCTGTAAAAGTGTATGTTACACCAGCTTTAACATCAAACTCGATAGTGTGACTAACCTTATTTCCAGACTTCCATTTCTTAAATTCAAATGGATATTCGCTGATTTTTGTAGTCTCAAATATTGTACCTTCGGTAAACCAACTTCCAGAAAATGATTTTGTACCATCAAGTAAATTTTGAGTACCAATGACAACATTAGCAGACATATCAATCCACTTGTAGTCAAGATAATTTGTTGATTGCGTTAATCCAGTATAAGTACCGATAAATCTTCTATTTTTAGCTTCAGTAATACTAAAGTCAACTTTTCCATCTTTCGAATTGGCCCACGCTGTCCATGATGTAGCACCATCAGAACCCTTTGAACCATAAATACCAATAATTGCTGGTACTGTTTCTTTTCTTGTTCCATCTGTATAAACATCAACATGATAGTGCCAATGATATTTATTTGCAGGAGTTGCAATTTGAGGTATATCTTTAATCCATCCAGATGTTGCAGATGTGATATCCATCTTGTTAGCTGAAACCATGTAATAATCTTCTGTCGATGTGATACCACGACCGTCAGAGCCATTAACACCATCATTTACATTGATAAAAGTTAATTCTTTGCTAAATGTAATTGCAGATGTGACATCAACCTCAAGCCTCAAATTGAGTTTTCCCTCAGTAAGCATATTAGGCTTTATCATCACTTCTAAGCCATTTGATAACAGTTGGGTTCCTTTATACCATCTTTGACCTAAAACGGCCGTCTGGGCTCCATTTTTGCTGAAATTAAACGATACATTTGATGAGCCTGTATTATTTTTAAACACAGTTCCAGCTGTTGTGTTAAATGTAATATCATAGCTCGCTGGACTTTCGATGCTATTTTGCAAAGCTAGACCCTGAGCAGAAATCTTAGATGCTAAACGTTTAAAGTTAGCAAATGTTACTTCGCTTGTTTCTGTTAGTAAATCCCAAGTAACTTTCATAACTCTAAGTGAACCCAATATGCCGTATCTTCCTATACCTTTGTGATTAAGTATGACTGTGTCGCCAACTTCTACATCAAATGAGCCTGAGACTTCAATGATTTCTTTTGCATAACAAACATTTCTGAGCCATTTTAGCCCTTCGGCTTCTAGTTTTGGTATAGTATCAGTATCAACTTGTAATTTCCAAAGTAAAAACTTATCAGACTCTAAAACCCTTGGCATTTCTTCGGCAGCCAGTGGGGCATAAATTCTATTATTTTTTTGATAAAATTCAACTTGCCCTTCACTATTCTTCCAAATTGTACCTCTATTACCAATTCTTAAACCATCCCTTCCAATAGGCTCTATTGATGTCTTGATTGCTGTTGAGTCAACTGTTCGGCTAACATCATTTGAATTGTCAATAGTTATTTCAAAATCTCGTCTATTTCGTCCAACACCTTGGTAATTAATACCATCATTTGCTCTATAAATATTGAGCACAAGCTTGTCAAATTGACCATTTGCTTTCTGCCTAATTTCAAACTCACATTCGCCACCAAAGTTATTAATGATCGATATGAGCCTTTTATATTTGACCTCATCACCTGTATATGTCAAAGTTCTTGTGCTACTTGCCAGTTCATTTACTCCAATTTCAAAATTGGCATAAGGCAAAATCTCCATTGCGGTAAAGTGTTGCACAATTGTTCTAGCTGGTTGTTTCTCATAAGTAGAGCAATTTTCATTTAACATCTCCAAGTTAAAATAGTCACCAACAATTTCAATTGTCTTATTTTTAGCGTTCTCTTTGAACTTAACAATCGAAAATCTAAAAAATCTTCCTCTAAATTTAAAAGCTAGATAGCCATTTTCCCTGATACCCCACCACTCACCAAACTCTTTTGAAAATTCAAATTCAACTTGGTGAGTTGCCTCCTCAAATAATGAGGTTAGGGATGCTTTTTTTATTTTAATAGCATTTAACAATGCATTGTCTGCAACCGCAGTTTCAAACATATTTTTGTCATAAAATGTAATCTGCACTACCCAAACCTCTTTCTATACTTGACTTTTATTGATGGCAATGATGCTATAAAGCTAGAAAAATGTATCTTTATTGTTGATTTACCTGGTGGCAATTTAATATATTCTGAACCTAATACAGTTTGCTCAGGCATCCCATTGACGGTAACTTTGCCTATTTCGTTGTTAAAGATAGTTTGAGTATAAATGGGATATCTATTAGGAATGTCATAGATACCAGGAACATGATGCTTTTGCCAGTAGAAATTTCCAACACACATGTCAGCAACCTGATTTTTACCAGCATATTTAAGTAAGAAAATATGTACTTTTGCACTCTTTTTCCCTTTTAAATAATCAGACTGCCTTTTGTGATAACCTCTGTCAAAAAATGTAATGACATCATTATTTCTAGACATCGACATATTACCATTTGTATTCATAAATGGATTTTGGCTCAAGATATGATTTGCCTGAAAAGTTGAGCGTTTAACAAAATCATAACCTAAAGGGGTATTGGGGTTGCCTATCATACAATTAAATTCTGCCATATTTGAGTTGGATCTTTTTATGGTTTCGCATCCATATAAAAAATTTCCTGATGCATCTGACACACAGACCTTAATTGCTGACTGCTGAGTTAATGCTGACGTATGAAATAATTGCCTCCAATAAATGAAATCATAAAGTGTTCCTACCTCACCATTTGAGTCAGCTTTTGCACTTAATGTTAGTGATTGCCCGCTTAATACCTGACCTTTTGTATCTCCAGGATTGGTTAAAAATAACCAATCTACGAGTCCGCCTCCACCAATAGGTCTTTTGATAAGTCCAATTTCGCCCGTCAGTGATTGTGATTTATCATTTGCAACACCTGCACCTTGTACACCTGCCTCTAACATTTCTTTTGTTTTCCACTGCTGAAAGTTATGCATTATTTCAGATTTCTGAACCGGTTCTGTATCAACCTCTTCAACATTTCCAATTTCAAGACTACTATTATTTCTTGCAATCCCTACAAATCCATTCTCTGCAGTATTTAACATCTCAATAATAGGTAGAGCTGTGGCAGTACCCTGATTATCAAAATCAATTATTATGACATTGTTAGCAGATGTTATCTTGTCATCTGGTATATACTCATAACTTGTGCTATAAGCATAGCCATCAAGTGTTTTAAATTTAATCGTAACCTCTTGAAACCAAGAAATCCCATTAGACTCATCAAATGGACTAACAACTTTTGCATAATAGAATAGCTCAGGCTCATCACTAAAGATGAGCTCACAATAGCTATCTGTCATCAAAATTTTGCGAAGTTCTCGCTTGTTTTGTTGCATACTGCGACTATCTGATGTCCTCATTTTTACAGTGAGAACAATCTCATTCTGGTCAGCTCTATCAATATCAATAACCCTAAACAGTTTCGACAAATCAATGCTATTAAATTTAACTGTTAACTCACTCATCAAATAGCCCCTCAATTCTATCTATATTCTCTTTCATTTCTTTTTGGACTTTATAAGTCTCTTTTTTTGATGCAGTAGCAATTGTTTCACCACTTACATCAATATGTACAGGTTGTTCTGTTGCTTTCTTAGCGACATCAAGAGCCCTTTCAACTAGTTCATCTGCTTTTTGTTTAGCAACTTCAACTTTTGTTTTAACCGCTTGTTCAAGATCAGTTTTGATTTTGACAACCTTGGTAAATTTAGTATTACCAAATCCAATGACATCCTCAGCTTTGTAATTAAAAGCTTCTACTCTTGCATACATATCATCAAGCGATTTATCAACATACTTAGTATTTTTTTCAATACCAACCGCCATACCTCTAGGAATCCAGCGACCAACATTATCTCTAAACAACCTAGATGGTGAGTGGATCATAGCTTTAGCTCTTGCTGCACGTTCTGCTTGGGCAACAAGAGCATTTGCTGCTGCAGTTACCGCACCCAAGGCCGACATCATACCAGACGCTAAACCTTGACCAATCATAGCACCTATGCCACGCATAGCACCAACTCCACTTATACCAGCTGATCTAACTGCTGATATCAATGAATGCATTGCCCCAGATGCTGATCCAATACCAGCTCTAATGCCATTAGCAATATTATTTGCAGTATTACATCCAATTTGTGTACCCTGTGATTGCATTTGTGATCCAACTGATTTAACAGTGCTTAAAATAGACTGCATAGCTGATTGGACTCTGCCCTGCATTGATGTGAATGCACTAGCAACATTTTGACAAGCAGTTGAAATCTGAGTTATTTGAGCTGATGACATTGCAGCCATTGAGCCAACTCTTGCAAATAGTGATGCAACCATATTTAGTTGCCCACCAAACATAGAAAATCCAGTGGTTGCTGACATTAATGCTGATGCAATTGTCATCACTTGAGATTTAAGCATTGCAATTGGTGCATTAACTGCTAATAATCCAGCTACACCTGCAACTGCTTGAGCTCTAAATGATGCAAATCCACTAGCAGCACTAGTCAATGTTGCAGGCAAGCTTGCTAGACTTATTTTTAGTGTCAAAATTGTTGTTGATATGCTTGTCATTCCAGCAACCGCACCTGTTGCACTGCTTGACATCAAGCTCAATACTGATGCAACTTGACTCATTGCCGAACCAACAGTTGAAAGACCAGCACCACTAGATGCTATTTTCCCAACACCTACTGCAACCGCGCCAAGTGATGCAGCCATGTCACCTAACCTTGTATTAGTGATCATTACAACACCTTGGGCAAGTGCTTTAAATCCCTCACCAGCATTACGAGCCGCATTACCAACCGACATGATAATACCTGAGATGCCATCTAAAACACCTTTAACCGCATTTCCAAACGATGTGATAACCTGAGATGCCCCGTCAAAGACACTTGAAATTACAGAACCAAACGCTCTGATTATTCCACTTACTCCATCAAGTGCAGCTTGTACACCTTGACCCATTGCTTTAAACACATTACCAAATGAACTAACCAGTCCAGCTATTGCACTGATTAATCCACTAAATGCACCAACAACTTGAGATATACCACCTGAAGTTGCAGCAATAACCATTGACCAACCTGTTGCCACAGAAATAATTAATGTTGCAATACCACCTGATACTGCTGTAATTATTGTAGATATACCACCTGATACTGCTGTAACAATAGTTGATATCGCATTTGCGATAATTGGAATAAGTTGACCAAGCACATCAGCAACAATAGGTATCAGGGTAGCTAAACTAACTGTTATCTGTTGCAATACTTGCACAATGACAGTTCCTACTGTTTGGATAATTTGACTTATCCCCTCAGCTTGAGATCCTGCTATTGCAAACGCAATACCTACCATGATAATAGCTGCACCAAGAGCAAGCCATGTTGATGGTGGAACAGTAGCAATTGCAGCACCTAATCCTTGGAAAGCGATTGCTAATCCTGAACCAATTCCAGTAGCTACTGTACTGATTGCAGTTCCTAGTCCTGTCAAGATAGTTGTTATTGCAGTACCTAATGATGTCACGATTGCAGGAACACCTGACAACGCTGATTGAATACCTTTACCAATACCTTGTGCAGCAGTGCTAATACCAGTTCCAGCTTTTTCAATGACAGTTCCTAGTCCTGAGAAAATTTGTTCAATTATCCCCTTTGATTGACCTGCATCTTTGCCAACTCCATCAGTTGCATCTTTTGCATTTTTTCGGAATAACTTAAATGGATTAAATTTACTCAAGAAATTAAATGCTTTGAATTTCCCAAGTAATCCGATTATTCCAGCACCTGCAGTCATCATGAAAGCAGGATCAACACCTTTTAAGAAATTTCCAACTGCTTTTGCTGCTTTACCAATTACAGATACTACTGCATCAACTTTATTTCTAAATGTTTCACTGGTTGTATATGCATGAATGAACCATCCAATCAAAGCTCCAATAGCAATACCTAATGCAACAAGCGGATGAGCAGACAGAGCTCCTAATACGGTACTAATTGATCGGATAATACTTGCACCTGTTTTCAAGCCTTTAAATGCTGCAACAGCTCCAAGGACAGCGCTGGCAACTTGTTTTATGGTTGATGGATCTAATTTAGATATCCAATTTGCGACATCTTCAATTTTTCCAGCGATTTGAACAAAAGCATCACCAATAGTTGTTGCAAAATCAGTAATTGTGCCTTTGTTAACAATTAACGAAGTGAATACATGGCCAATAGCATTTCCAACTGCACTAAATGCTGATTGAATAGCTGATACTGCTCCTGTACCCTCAAAAATAGAATAAAACTGCTTAACTTTATCAACTCCATCAGCAACAATGTTTACAAAACCACTAATATAAGGTGTCATTCCAGTGAATACTGAATTTACAACACCTTTTAGCTTGTTGATATTATCAGCAATACCACCCAGACCTTTTGCTTTAGCAGCTTTATCAAATTCCATGATCATGTTTGCTAAGCCTTTAGTCACTGCAGTGCTAACATTTTTGAAGCTAGTTCTAATACCATCAGAGTTTTTACGTGCCAACTCAGCAAATCCATTTAGTCCACCATCAAGCTCAATAAGTTTGTCCGAAAATTGATCAAATGTGATAGTCCCATCTTGTAATGCCTTATATAAATCTTGTTTAGCTGATGCACCTGCAAAACCAAATGCCTCAGCAGTTTTTTGTAAACCAACTGGCATCGTCTCCATCAGGCTTTTCCAAGATTGCATATCTACTTTGCCACTTGACATCATTTGAGTAAATTGAGTCAATCCACGAGATGCGTCACCTGCTGATGATCCTGATGCTAAAAAAGCATCGTTTAATGCAAGTGCAAGTTTTGTTGATTTACTTAAATCACCATTCATAAGAGTCAATTGTTGAGTTGTCCCAACAACTTCATCCAATGCAGTAGGTAGTCCATCAATCCCTTTTGCTAATGCATCAATTGCAGACTTAGATTGCTTAGTAGAATATCCCCATGACTCCATCATTTTTGGGAATTTGTTCATGGTGTCAACACGACTAACAGCCCCACCAATGGATGAATTTACTAATCCAATCCCTTTTTGGACTAGTGCGGTTGCAACTCCCATTGCTGCACCAAAACCCAAAGCTGATCTTCTGCCTGATCCAAAACTTGACGATGAAGCACTGCCAAGTGATTGTAAAAGTCCTTTTAGCCTACCAACTCCTTGTTGAGCTCTTGATCCGTCTAAATCAACTTGGATGGTTAATTTACCATCTGCCATAATCCACCTCCTCTCTATCTAGTTTTGAGGTAGTGCATATTCTTCCTGCAGTTCCCTCATTTTGCTTTTCTCTTTCTGAGACTCACCTTTTGTTGGTTTCCATGATCTAATTTTGATAACTTCAATCATTTTTGTTCCATCTGGTAAGCCTGATAACAATGCATTAAATTTCTTCCAATGCAGTTTGCCTTGTTCTTCTATCAAATCAATCTTGTAAGCTTGCATAAATGACGAAAATATAAACTCACCATCATATTTGATTGATAAAACTGGACTTTCTTCTTCATCATCTGTTTTTTTAGGTTTTTTAGGTAAGATATTTCCCTCGATGTCATATCTATCAACTTGATCAGACGGTTTTACAATTTTGATGTGATCCTCAAAAATTTGCTCATATAGATCCATTGCTTCTTCTGCCCCCATTGATTTAAAATCATCTGTTTGAGTTAACATACATAAAGCAATTTGAGGTTTAATAAGTGCATCAATATCATCTGACCACATATCAAAAACCTTTAAAACATTGTCAAAAGAAAGAAAAAGCTGATACTCTTTTTCGTTAAGTATCAGCTTGTCATCAATTTCCTTAGAGATATCAAACATGGTTATTTAGCAAGATACTTCTGGAAAGTTTCGTCATTTGCTTTTTTCTCTTTAATTTCTACGAGGTTATCCCCAACCTGTAAAAATGCATTTAGATAAGTCCAAGTGTTTTCACCACAGGCAGCATAGATTTTTTTAGGTGCATCTGCATTATCAAACATAGTGTTGAATACATCATCTAAGATTTCTTTGATACCTGATCGCAATTCAAACTCTTTTGACTCATCCTTTTCAACTTGCTTTTCAAGAGCATCTAACTTATTAGCTTTTTCTTTAAGCTCCTTAGCTTTATTTACCATCTCAGCTTCTTTTGTATCACTCGCTCTATAATCCAGAGTGAATGCCCCAAAATTGACTGGGATAATATTGTTATCTAAATTTAAATTAATCATATTTGACATTTGTTTCTCCTAGTAATTATTAAGATGTTTCTTAAAGTTCTGAGACAGCCGTTTCTTTAGGCTCTTTGATCCATTTAAGAGTACAAGCAAATTGTTCATACTCTGTAGCATCTCCTGCACCAGCTTTAATACCTGACGCATTAGCAACTTGTGTATGACGTTTTTTGCCATCAGATGACGTTACACGATGCCAAACACGACGTGCATCACCTGATTTATATTTCATACCTGCAATAAGTGCCTGAGCCTTATCCTCAGCATCATAGATACCCTCAAATGAGTAACCACCTGTGACAGACAATACTGTTTCCTCAGGTGTTCCATCACCATCATAGTAACCAGTGTCATCAGTGTCTTCATCGGTTTCATCATCAATAGTTTCGATGTATTTCGCTAGTTTCAACCACTCTGTTGGCTCTTTATCAGGTTGCGATGGATCAAATGCTCCAATTTCATGCACTCGTTTTGCATTTTTTAAACGTGCCATTATTAATTTCCTCCTATTTCAATCTTTGCTTTAAGCTGCAAAGTATAGACAAAGAACTTTTGTTCATCTTGTCCATTAATCCCTGGTTTACCTACTTCCAAAGACATAAAGTTGTATGATTTATCAGAGTTTGGCAACTCAAGGTCAAACTCTGATAAATCACCATTGATGAGCCATATAATGTCACTTGCCGTTTGATTAGATTTGCTTTTTACCGCAATCTCAAATGGCAATGATATTTCCCTAGTCCCGTCAAAGTATTCTTTGTCGATAGTCCCACCAGGTATTGAGTTAAGCACTAAATCATCGACATCATCTTTGAAATAGTCCAACCGTGCATGCAATCCTAAATCAGGAATTGCATTGATATGATCTAATAGCACCTTTTGAAAGTTTTTGTTATTTTGCATTTAAAACCCCATTTCTTTCAGTGCTTTCTGTTTCCAATTGTCAATATGAGCTGACCTTGCTCGTCTGAGCCAGTTCTTACCTGTACCAGGAGTTGTATATCGCTTAAACGTTACAATTCCATTGGTGCCATAATAATGAGCTCTAGCATAGACTGTGTTGTAATGGATAGCATCACCTGATGGTGACATAGATGCTGAGGCTCTTAATGCCCCACCCCTCATCGCCCCATCGGAATATATTGATCCATATCCAACATCATTTGACTAGCCATGGCAATTCGCCCTCTTGTTACTGAGGCAGGTGACACTTTCTTAGTTGCACCTGACAAATCAACATGGACAGTTGTCCAAATTCCGTTTGACATTAAACCACCTCTATTTCATAGCTAAATAGCTTTCCATTTATGTAATTAGGTTGATATCCTTTCACAATATAATCTCTGTCTCCATCACTTAACTTGGCATCAATCCAGCTATCATCAACAATCACTTTTGTGAATTGTGGATAGATAAAAACGACACTTGGCTTTTGTCTCTGCTTTTGATTATTAGTTCCGACTATGCCAATATTTCTGTCAAATCTGACATCTGATATTGTGATTGGTTCAAGATAAGTAACATCACCAAAATCATCAATAGCACCTTTTTTTGATACTGTGATGCTATCTGTCAATAATCTCTTATCTATCATAGTCAACCCTCGCAGTTAAACTAAATCCAGCTGAATTAAGCAAGTTCTCAGCATCTAAACAAAGGTTAAATCGTTGGCCAGCATTTGAATTCTGTGAGTTCTTATAACTAATGGAGGTTCTGCCGATAGATAAACTTGCCATAGCTTGCTTATCATCAGCAGTCATCACTCCACTAGCATCTAAGTAAGCTACTTGGTATGCAGTCGCTAACTTAACCGCATCTTTTCGATGCTCAATTTCAGTCTCAAAATTGATGTATGAATAAAATCCCTGAGTATACAAATCAATAGCTATTTCTGCTCTTTTCTCAAGTGCATCAAAGTCATTAACCTGTTCAAAACCAAGTGCTTTAAATTCAGCAGCAGTTAAATAAGTCATGTGTCCCTCCATTGTTAAAATTAAGGGTGTCACACACCCTATTATTCAGCAGCTTTATCTGCTGTTTCTGCTTTAGACTTACGAGATTTACGTTTCGGTTTTTCTTCAGTTTCAGTTTCAACCTCAGTTTCTACGTCATTATCAACAGGGATAAGGACTTTAGGGACATCCATGAATGTTAACTTTAGTTCTTTATTCACTTTATCCGCAAAATCTTTATCCAATTCAATAATTCCATTTTCAAGAACTTCTTTACCCAATTTCTTGAAATGAATATTTTTTAAAGATTTATAACGCATTTTTCACCTCTTACATTTCTGTTGAAGTAACTTTGACAATAGCTTTTTTGTTATCATCAAGTGCATATGTTCCACCTTTGGCAGCAGCTTGCAATTTAACACCGTCAAAATCCTCTGTTTCAATTGTGCGTGCAGTAGAGATACCAATAAACGGAATAACAATTCCATTAGGTGAGAAAATTGCAATATCGCCTGTTTGGAAGTATTTAGATGCTGTTTTTTCAAGAATGAAATCTTTATATTTAAGTAATCCATTTGTGTCTAAAGATACACTTGAACCTTTGGCAGATGTATTAGATGCCATATCAACAATTGCGTTGTAAAGCTCTGATTTAAGATAGCAAGTAACTTGTGCATCTACTTCTAAGTCAGTGTAATAAGTATCGATCTTGTTAAATAAAGCTTTAACATTTGCCTCAGAAAAATCAGCAAGAGTTTCAGTTTTCCCTGCACTCGTCGATAAAAACTTACCAGTGCGAACATTTACTTTGCGAGTTTGAGCAATAGACTGTAAGTTAAAGCGATCAGCAAGTGCTGCATTTAGATCATTGTTTACTGTGTAGCGGTCAATACCTTCGTGAATTGTTAATTCATAGTCATAATTGACATCTGTATCTTGATAGATAACTTCCGTTAAATCACCAAAACGTGATTTCTTACCTGATGCATTACCAAATCCACCATCATTTGCTCCTGTCAGGTAGTCATCACCAATTACTACAGGTGTTGCATTGGTTTTAACAGAAAATGCTTTAGCATTGTTTTGGATGCCATCCAGTGTTTGCAATGGTGCGAGTGCACCTCGGAATGCTGCCTTGGCATTAAATACTGTGCTAAGGATATCGCGATATTGTGGCACATAAATGCGTGCCGCTTGGTCTTGATTAGTTGCCATTTATACTAATCTCCTTTCCTATTATTGATAGCTATCAACTATTGCTTGAAATGGATCAACCTCAGTCTTGGCAGGATTAGCTGCTGGATTTCCATTATTGAAAATAGTTGGTTTGCTATTACCTTGTTCAGATGGTTCTTGAGCTTGTGCAAATAAAAATGGTTTGCTCTCTTGCAAATCATTGATAATAGTCTCTAACTGAGGTTTGCCATTGTCATCCAATTCAACAGCGTTAACATCAATCAATTTCATCATCAAATCAGTATCAAGTGCATCTGTGTCTTTAATTGCAAGCTTAATAGCATCTGTTTTAATTGTTTGTTGTAACGTTTCATCAGCAGATTTTTTGTAATCATCGAATTCTTGTTGTAATTTAGCAAATGCATCTTTTGACTCTTTACTTAATTCAACATCATCTTGTAATTTCTTCATTTCTGCTTGATTATGTTCCAACTGTGATTTAAGGCTGTCTCGTTCTGCTGTGATAGTGTCCAAAGCTGATTGTGAGTCTTTGATTTCTGCTCCACGGAGAGCAAAGACTTGTTTTGCTTGTTCCTCTGTCAATCCAAGTTCGAGTAGTTCCTTAGTTGTAAATGACATGTCATACCTCCTAGTTCTTTTTTAGGTGGTCAACACCCACCCTCAGTTATGATTTAATTTACATTCCTAGAATACTTGTAAACATAAGGGTATTTTTACGGTTTTGAGCAATGAAAAAGCCACCATATAGGTGACTATGTGTATATCTTTTCTCTCTGGTAATCTCTGTGCAGAAAATCATAGTTATCAACAAGCGCCTTAGCTTTCTGTTGATATTTTCTTACATTCAAACGCTCTAATTGGATTAAATCAGCATCATTCATAGTTGTTGCATAATGCAGTCTCTCTTTATGACGTC